TTCACAACAATAAGATTGGTGACTTCGACTTTTCGCTGTTGGCTGAGCTTGGATATACCGATGACGAATTGGTTGACACGTTTGGATTCGACCGCGAGCTAGTAAATGAAATGGGCTTCGACTTCGATGACCTCGACTTCGATGATATGGATGATGACGTAATCATTAAAAAACTGATTGTGTCGTTCCCAAAAGATGTAGATGTAGAGCAGTTTACCAAAAAGATAAATGACAAACTCGGAGTAGAAACGTTCGAGGAATCATTGTTAATTCTAACTAAGAAATATGAAAACCGTAACATTGGTTGAGCACATTGAAGACCCAAAAAACTTCATTAAGCAACCGGCAGAAGTAGCGCACGGCGAGATTCTTTTAGAGGATGAGTTCATTGGCGTAGACGCGTTCGGAGTGACACAGCTCGTATACGTGAAGCTACCGGACACAAAAGAAACCAAGATGTACAAGGCTCTAGTGAAAAAGCTCCACTACAACACCACACAGCGCGTGAGTGGGCTTGCCACCACATCGACCATCTTTGGGTACGCACCGCCGGTAGAGATGCGTCAAAAGCCATTCTGCTCCAGTACAAAGCTGGCTGAGGATTTACCAAAAGAGAATCGATTCCTTAGCTGGTATTGTGGCAAGTACATTATGCCGTTATTTGAAAAGCACTACGCGGAAAACTTAAAGGAACACTTCGCAGTGATGGCAGACGTGAAGCCGGATTGGATTATGAAAGATACCATTTTCACCGGTGGAGTAATCAACAAAGCGAACCAGCTCAACTACCACATCGACAGTCAGAACATCAAAGGCAGTATCAACGCAATGGTGTACTTCGCTCGAGATATGAATGGCGGTGAGTTAGTCTTGCCAAAATACAACGCGCGCATCAAACCGCAGGATGACTACGTGTTGCTGTTCCGAAACGATTTGGTCCACGGCGTCGCACCGCTCAGTCCCAAGAATAAAGAGAGCTACAGATACTCAATCGTGTACTTCTTACAAAACCGAATGCAAGCGTGTGGAACGCTGGCTGAGGAAATCGCTAAGGCGCGCTCGTAGTATGAACAAAGTCATCGGAATCGGAGGGGTACCAGCAAGCGGAAAAACAACGCTGATGGTTGAGCTGATGAGTCGCTTCGAGGATTTAACAAAAGTGAAGCTAGGAAAATTAAAAGGCTACCATTCAGCAAAACACAATGCGTACATCTTGGGCATCTACAACGGCGCACTGTTCCAAGGCACAGACAAATTATCAATGACCGCAGTGACAGACCTGTACAAACTGTGTAAGGTAAAAGACGGAATCACAGTCATCTTCGAGGGGGATAGATTCTTCTCACGCAAAGTATTTGAGACACTGGAGAGAGGCGGAACGGAATGCAAAAAGTTCATCTGCCAAACGGAAAAACAATCGGAGCGAATCATAGAGAGGGGTAGCGAGCAGTCAGAGCAATTCTTGAAAGCCAAAGCGACAAAAACTGAGAACTTACGCGACCTCGAAAACCTGACGACACTCGATAACAACACGCCGGAACAATGCCGAACCAACGCAACATTAATATTCAACCAAATAACGAAATAGCTTATGCAAAATGACGTAATAGAGCGAGTGAAAAAAGAATTGAAGATAACGCAGATGAGAGTAGACCGGACTGGAGATGAAGAGGGCATCACATTAGACATCTCAGGGTATAGATTCTTTACTGTCATAAAGCCAAAACGTGTGGCATAATATGTAATATGAACGATAAAACAGGCGAAAAACAGGCAAGTCCCGATACTGAGAACAAAATCGAGCGGAATCCAGACGGTACATTCCCAAAAGGAAAAACTGGAAATCCCAATGGTAGACCGCGCGAAAAGTCATTGACGACACAGTTAAAAGAGGCGCTCAAACAAAACGAAAAAAATACCGGTCAGCCATACGATGCACTACTCGTGAACCGGTTACTTGAACGTGCCATCTCGCAGGGTGATATGAAAGCAATCCAGATGATTTGGGAGCGACTGGAGGGTAAACCAAAACAGACTCACGAGCATAGCGGAGTAGACGGTGACCCACTAGAAAACTCTTTGAAAGTCGAAAAGCTCAGACTGGAGATTAAGAGAATGAATAGCGAGTGGTTTGAACCAGAACCGGAGTAAGGGGCTTGTAAGGGGCTTGTATGCCACTCCCTACTAAACATAACTAAACTAAACATAACTAAACTAAACATAACTAAACTAAACATAACTAAACTAAACATAACGGAATGCTCCAGCTTACAGAAAAGACAATCGACAGATTGCTTACGCCAAACCAGCGTGAGTTCAGAGTAGCGATGACATCTGAGTATTTTCACGTATATCTATTCGTATACCTAAACAAAAAACTCAAGCTCCGACCGGCGGACTTCCACCGCGATTTGATTAACGACTTGCAGGGGGTGGAGCGATTCATTGCCGTTATGGGATTCCGTGGGTGTGCCAAGTCAACAATCCTTGAAGCGTATGCCGAGTGGATTCTAGTCACAGGGCGTAGTCCGTTCACCGTTTGGATTGGAGCGACTGACACCGATGCAAAAGAAAGTATTGCGAACATCGCCAGCAGCATCCGCGAGAATGAGTTGCTGATTCAGGATTACAACATCGACATCGAACGGAAAAAGCACGGGATGTATGACAAGTGGAGCGAGGGTCAACTCACACTCAACCGATGCACCATTATTGCGCGCTCCCGAGGTCAAAAGCTCCGAGGGCGTAAGTTCGAAGATGACCGAATCACCACCATCATCGTAGACGACCTCGAGGACATCGAGGCAGTTAAAACCGCTGAAAAGCGAAAGGCAACGCGAGTATGGTTTTTTGCTGAGGTTATCAACGCCACAGCGCAGGGTATTCTAGGTGAAGATGTAAAGATTGTGATGCTTGGAAACTTGGTGCATAAAGATTGCCTCATTGCCAACCTGATGAAGAGCGATGAAGTTCTGGTCCACCGGATACCGCTGATTGATGAAGATGGTAAGATTACGTGGACTGGACTGTACCCGAATATGGAGGCAGTCGAAAAGGAAAAGAAAAAAGTTATGCTCGCCGGAAAAGGATTGGGTCACATCATCTGGAACCGAGAGTACCTACTCAAGCTGGTCGATGACGAGGATCAGGTCATCAAGCGCGAGGATATTCACACGTACACTGATGATTGGCTACAGCGTCCAAAGCTACGTGGTGGAGTTGGGGTAGACCTTGCCATTAGTGAAAAAAGCACAGCCGATTACACCGCGATGATAAAAGGGTGTGTCGTTGAGAATGATTACGGTGAGAGGCGCTTGCTGATTATGAAGAACAACGTGAAGCAACGGATGGACTTCGCTACCACGATGGAAAAAGCCAAACAGCAACGGCTAGTAATGCCGGAGGGGTCAGTCTTTTTTGTTGAGGACGTCGCGTACCAAAAAGCTGCTATCCAAGTGATGCAACGGAACGGATTGCCAGTGGAGGGGATGACCGTTAGTAAAGACAAACATTCACGATTGGTTGCCGTTAGTAGCTACATAAAAAGCGGAATGGTGCTCTTCCCAGAAAACGAAACTGAGGACATCATTGAGATGATTGAGGAATTATTAGCATTCGGTATAGACGAACACGATGATATGGTTGACGCGCTAGTCCACCTAATTAATGGATTACTGAACACCGATACTGTATACTTTGCATAAGATATGAAATTAAAAGACCGCGCAATAAACGCATTCAAAGCATTCACAGCGACAGGCGAAACTGCAGCTATTTTTGCTGGAGGCGGAATGGGGATGGAATTGTCATCGTTCAGCGATAACGTGACTGAAAGCGAGTTGATTAAAAACTACAAAAAGTCACTCTACACATTCATCGCCGTAGACAAAATCGCAACGGTAACTGCAGAAATAGAATTTGACCTGTTCAGAGTATTAAACTTGGAGGGTGATACAGAAAAATTGGTTAGTCACCCCCTGCTTGATTTGATTTACAAGCCAAACGAACATCAGACCAAAACTGAGTTCCTAAGAATCTTCGCCATCAATATGAAGTTGTCGGCCGAGACATTCATTCGACTGATACGAGCCGATGGAGTAAACATAACCGGAATGGTAAACGTCCGACCGGACATCGTGCAGGTAGAGTTCAAAGATAGAGGCAACGGTCCAGAACCAATTTACAAAATCTACTCAGGTTCTGAGGTTATAGAACTGGACAGCACTGAGATGATTCACGTAAAGTTCCCAGACCCCGAAAACCCAATACGAGGCGCGAGTGCGCTCCGACCAGCATTCACACGAATGACGGCTGAGCAAAAAGCGATGGAGTTGCAGAAAAATGTATTTGAGAACAATGGCCGTCCAGACGGTATTTTGTCAGTGAAAGGATTGGAGTCTCAAGAGGCTGCTGAGAAGTTGAAAAAGAAAATGAAGAATACTTTTAGCGGTAAAAACAAAGATGAGCGAGTAGCAATCATCAGTTCAGAAATGAACTACCAGCAAGTCTCACTCAACTCACGGGATATGGACTTTATGGAATCACTACGATTCATTCGAGATGACTTGTTTGCGGCGCTTGGAGTACCAAAAGAGCTCGTCACGTTAGAGGATATGGGAGGCTTGTCGAACGGCTCAGATGCCGGAATGAAAAAGTTTCTCAAGTTCACCATCAACCCACTCGTACAGCTATTCGTGGAGGCGCTCAATGAGCGAATGATTGAACCATTTTACAATGAACCCATCTTGCTCAAGTCTGAGGAGGTTGTTCCCGAGGATAGAGATGCAAAAGTCAAAGAGGCTGTCGAGCTGAAAAAGGCAGGCGTCATTTCAACTAACACCGCGCGCGAGTTACTCGGGTACGAGGCTGAGGAGGGACACGATGACATCGCATCATCAGCGCCAACACCGGCGGTCCGAATCGAAAACGCATTCAAAGGACGTCCGGCACTATACAAAAAAGTTGGGTCAATGATTGATTTAGAAATGAAGATAAAAGAGGCGGTCAAAGTTGATTACGTGACGACACCAACGGCAGAATACAAAAACGCATACTTGAAAAGCGTACACAATTCAGCGGACACAAACATCGACTATATGGAACGCGAAACCAAACGGTACTTCCGCGAGCAAAAGGCGCGAGTTCAAGAGGCTGTCGAAAACCTAGAGGAAAAGGATATGATAACAGCGGACGGCATCTTTGATATTCAGGCGGAGGGTGAAGTAGCAAAACGATTGGCGCTCCAGACGTTCCCATCTATGGCGGTACGCTCAGGAAATGTTGGAATCACACCCATAAAGGCGTTCTACGAAAAAGTAGATGACTTCACACTGGACTCAGAGCTGATGAAGCGAATTGAAGAGCGCGCATTGTTCTTCGCTATCAACGTCACCGGCGTCACGTATGACAAAATCCTTAGCATCGTTGCGGAGGGTCGAGCGAATGGAGATGGTCGGGATAAGACAGCGCGGAAAATCTTCCAGATGTTTGACGATTGGAAAGGCACTACAAAAGAAAAGCGAACGCGCGCAAAACGCATCGCTCAGACTGAGGGTAACTTACTGACAAACATCGGAA